TTCCGCTTGAGCAATGCAATGCGTCGGGGGAAGTCGGGGACATTATCCTAGCCGATATCGGGCAGTATCTGCTTATCGACAAGGGCGGCATCAACCAGGCAAGCTCTATCCATGTAAGATTCCTTTATGATGAAAATGTGTTCAGATTTATCTACAGGGTGGACGGTCAGCCGATATGGAACAGGCCGCTTACCCCGTATAAAGGCAGCTCTACCGTCAGTCCGTTTGTGGCGCTTGCAAAGAGAAACTAGGAGGAAACTATGCAAAGAAATTTTATTGTAAGGGCTCCGTTGAAATTGCCTCATCAAACATTTGGGGAGGCGTTTTCTTCTGATGATTTGACTTTCGATAATGTTCAAACCGGACATTTCATGATACTTGCGGGAAATAGAGTCGGCGAAGAAACGGGGACGGCAAAAATAACTGTTGACGCTATTCAAAAAGATGGCAGCGTTATCGCCGGTATCCCTTTCCAGAAAAAACTAAATGACATTTTTAAGTATGAGGAAGTCACTGAGGATGAAATTAAGCTTGAGGAATGTCCGGTTTGGCGCGAATATAGGATTATCGACCGTATGATTGCCAAGTACGATGCAAACAGAATACGAATCAATATATCGGCGGTACAGAATTCTCTTACACCTTGTTGCGTTATTGTAGAGGGAACGGACTTAAGGTACGCTTCGGAAATTCCTTTTGTAGATGAAAACAACACAAATGAGGGGGATAATCAAAACGGCACTGATAATAGCAGCGGCGACAACAGTGGCGGCGGTGGCACCGGACCAGGTGATGATACCGGAACCGGTGATGCTACGGGGACAGGGGACGATCCTGTAACAGGTGATGAAACCGAAACCGGTACGGGAGGCGGCGATGATACAGGCGGTGGTGATGGTGGTAACCCTTAAGGAGGCTAAGTTGTTTCTTAGGATAGACGGAGACGAGGAGGATGCCCTCGTCTCTTCTCTTATCATTATGGCAACAGAACTGGTGGAGGGAATTCTAAGAAGGAAGCTGTCGGAATTTGAAACCGTGCCGGAAACAATACGGCAATCAATGCTTTTAGCGGTGGCTACCCTATATGAAAACCGTCAAGGCGGGAAAGACGGTCTTAATACGGCAGACCTTATAGACCTTATCAAGCGCCTTACCTTTGCTTATAGGAAGGAGGCGTTTTGATGACAATAGGCGAACTGAACAGAAGGATTGAGGTGTTAGAGCTTCGGGAAGAAAGGGACGCTTACGGTGCGGTCACTGGCGATTGGGCCGTTGTCGGAAAAGTATGGGCAAAAATTGCGCCCGGAATCGGCAGAGAAAATTTTGTTAATCAGCAAGAAAAGGCGATTCAGGAGACGTTTATCACAATGCGTTTTTATCCGGCGATGAGCGTAAAACATCGAATACGGTATCAGAAAACTTTGTATGAGGTTACCGCAGTTAAGGATATTGTAACAGAGCACCGCTGGACGCAAGTAACGGCAAAGGAGATAATCGATGGGATACAGCGCGAAACAGAGGAAGGTGAAGGTCAGCCTTGAGGGCGGAAAAGAAATTGCCAGAAGACTCAAGGCTATGGATACAGCCGCAAGCGCAATCTTGATGAAGGCCGCAAAAGCCGGAGGAGAGGTTGCGCTTGAGGAAGCAAAGAAAAACTGCCCTGTCGATACCGGCGCATTAAGGGATAGCCTGAAAATGACAGAAAATATATCGAAGCCAACAAAAGCAGATGTCAAAATCGACTACGATAAAACTTTAAAATACGGCACTTTTGTGGAACTCGGCGCAAAGGGCAGACCGGCTAATCCCTTTATGCGGGAAGCGGTAGACGACAATCAAAATAAGATTAACAAAGCGATAACGGAAACGCTCGCAGATGCGGTCGGGAGGAAAATGTGAAAGATTTTTACGAGAGCTTGGTTCAATATCTATTGCAAAACAACGCCTTGCAAACTGCGGTTGGGGAAAGAATTTATCCGCATATCTTACCGCAAAACCCGACCTTGCCGGCTATCGTTTATACACCGGTATCGACAACTTATAAGGACGGCTTGCAGCACCACACATGCTTTGTACGGCAGATTGTGCAGTTCTCGATCCATGACACTACCTTCGGCAAAGCCAGGAAAACAGGGCGTTTGTTGAAAGCAGTTTTTCACGATTTTTGCGGAGACTTATGTGGAATCAATATTCAAGCTACCCACACAATAACGGACTTGTCATCGGACGGAAACACGATGACCAATTACAACACAGAGGAGTATATCAACATCCTCGAATTTGTCTTTGAATATATGGAGGAATAAAAAAATGGCAATAGCAGGAAAATCAGGTAAACTCGCTATCGGGACGGAAACACCGGCAACGGTTGTCGGCATCAAAAACTGGTCGATAGATTTGTCACTTGACACCTTGGAAACAACGGCTCTCGGCGAAGACTGGAAAAGCTACATAGCGGGACTGAAGGAATGGACAGCATCGGCAGAGGGCGATTTCAATATTCACACTGACCAAACCGGACAGGCGGCGTTGCAAACAGCGTTTCTCAACGGGACGGCAGTGGATGCGCAGTTCTATGTGGATAGTACGCACTACTACGGCGGCAAGGCGATAATCAGCTCGCTAAGCATCGAAGACCCCGTGGACGATGTGGTAAGCATAAGCATAGAGTTCACCGGCAACGGCGTGATTTCATTTACTTAATAGGAGGCACTTATGGCAAAGAAAACGGTAACAATAGAATTGGACAAGGCAAGAAATCTTCGCTACGGGATGAACGCGCTTGTCAAGGTTGAAGAATTAACCGGCAAATCTATCACAAAACTTGACCTTGAAAATCTTTCGATGAAAGACCTAAGGACAATAATGTTCGCAGGTTTATATCATGAGGATAAGAACTTAACCCCGGAGAAGGTCGGCGAACTTATCGACGAATATTCCGATATCGGAACAATAGCAACCAAATTAGCGGAAGCATTTACCATAGCGTTTGGCGGTGGCGAAAAAAACGTGCAGAGTCCTCAGCAGAACGAAAAGGCTGGGGAATAAGCGAGTATTACGAATTTTCCGTCAAGAGTCTAGGTCTTGACCCGATAGATGCTTGGGATTATACACCTTACGAGATTTGCCTGATTGCTGAAAATTACGCATTTGAAGCAAAGGAAGAACTCAAGAGGAATATTACTCAAGCGTACTACACGGAGTATTTCGCAAGGCACAAGAAACTACCGAAATTATCAAAAGTTTTGAAAGACATTGACAAACCGCAAAAGCAAGCGATAAGTAAGGGGGATATGGTGCTAAAAGCTATGGCGAAAGAGAAAGGAGTGCTAATAAATTGACACTACTTTTTAAAAATACTATAATATTAGTTAATATAAAATGATTGGAACATAAATAAAAATCTCAGTTTAATGAGAATTATCGCATAAATGTTTCAGTATGACAACGATCTTAGCCGTATTGAATGAGTGATTAATCATTTTATAATAAAGGAATAAATGAAAAAGAAACAATTACGAAATTCGGCATTAGCTTTTATCATCCTTATGGGTGTGGTTAGCCTTTTTTCGGATATGACGCATGAGGGTGCAAATAGTATTGTCGGAGTATATCTTAGCCTGTCGGGAGCGTCTGCCGCGGCTATTGGATTCGTAACCGGTTTAGGCGTATTTGTTGGATATTCCTTAAGGCTTTTAACTGGATTTATAGCCGACAAAACGAAAAAATACTGGCTGTTAACTGTTGTAGGATATATTATAGATGTTTTAGCAATACCTGCATTGGCATTGGTGCCGAATGGCGGATGGATAGCTGCTTGTATTATTATGGTTATTCAGCGTACGGGTAAGGCGTTGAAGAAACCGGCAAAAAACACCTTGGTATCCTTTGCCGCTTCACAATACGGTCAAGGCAAAAGCTTTGCGCTCTTAGAATTGATGGATCAATTCGGTGCTTTTCTAGGTCCATTGATTGTGTTTGCAGTTCTATTGCTGAAAAACAATGGGGATTTGTTTTCCGCATATTCATTATGTTTTGCGGTGTTGGGAATTCCTGCGATAATAACGATTGTGCTGTTGCTCTTTGCAAAAAAGGCATATCCGCATCCTGAGGAATTTGAGAAAGAAAACGGAAATAAAGAAAAATTCAGAATAAAGAAATCGTTTGTATTATATACTGCCGGTATTTCTCTAGTAGCTTTCGGGTTTGTGGATTTTCCGCTTATAACCCTGCATACGGCAAAGTATGCGCTTATCTCAAATGACACCTTGCCGTTATTGTATTCAGGGGCAATGGCGCTAGACGCGATATCGGCGTTGTTTTTTGGTAAGATCTTTGATAAATACGGAATTAAAGTACTAATGCTTTCTACGGTGTTAGCGGCGCCATTTGCAGCTCTGGTGTTTTTTGCGGATAGCAGTTGGCTTTTGTTTGCCGGCGTAGCGCTATGGGGAATAGGTATGGGAGCACAGGAGTCGATATTAAAAGCTACGGTAAGCACAATAGTACCGAAAGAAAACCGTTCAGCAGGTTTCGGCATATTTGAAACCGTATTCGGATTATTCTGGTTTTTAGGTAGCTGGCTGACAGGTGCGTTATATGATATCAGTATATTATGGCTCGTAATAGTAAGCGTTGCCGTTCAAGTTGTTGCAATACCGGTATTTTATATGACGGCAAGAGCGTTTCAAAAGGAAAAAATAATGGCAGTTTAACAATAAATTTGTATAAGAAGAAAAAAACTATACAGGTGGTTACCAAAGGAAGTAATAGAGATTGAAGAAAATTGCAATACCGTTATTACTTTGTATTTTGGGGATATCATTAATGGGTTGTACAAACAAGTTGGATGAATCAAAATTCACATTGGATTATAATGTTCAGGAGGAGCAATTTATCCTTGGCGAGCAAGTAAATATTGATGTGGAATTCGTTAATGATTATAAGACTATAAGAGTAGATGTCGGAGCAGACGGACCAATAACTTATATTTTATATATAGACGGCAAGCAGCAGGAACAAAATATAGAAAGCATACTTAAAACTCTAAAATTAGAAAAAAATGATACAAATAAGAAAACAATAACAGTCACTCTTGAAAAGAGCGGCGCCTATAAAATTGAGATGTCAGCTAAGTTTACCTACAAGGACACTGAATATAACATTTGCAAAAAGGTATTGGAATTCAGTGTGGAATAAGCGATAACAAAACAAACAGCTCTTAAAAGCAAGTTTTTGGACTTGCTTTTTTTATGCCCAAAAAACGGTAAGGAGGTGAGGTTGTGGCAGTAATTAGAAATCTTGTGGTCAAGATCGGCGCGGATATTTCGGGACTTAGTAAAGGTTTGCAAACGGCGCAGACTAGACTAACGAAGCTGAGCAACAGCCTTACTTCGATAGGCACTTCGCTTACTATGAAGGTGACGATGCCGCTTGTTCTGCTTGCAAAGCAAGCCTTGCAGACTAGCGCGGAGTTTGAGCAGAGTATGGCAAACGCCGCTTCCGTTTCGGGAGCTACCGGCGAGGAACTGGAGAAGATGACCGCTCTTGCAAGAGAGATGGGCAAGACTACGGTGTTCTCGGCAAGCGATGCGGCGGACGCTATGTACTATATGGCTTCCGCAGGCTATAAAGTAGAGGAAATGGCGAACGCTATTGAGCCTATCTTGAACTTAGCGTCTGCAACGCAAAACGATTTGGCATTCACTACCGATACCGTAATTGCCACGCTGAACCAGTTCCAACTTGAATCAAGCGAGGCGGAGAGGGTGTCGAATGTGTTCGCAAGCGCGATAGGCTATTCGCAGGCGACATTGGAGAAGCTGGGAAATTCGATGAGCTATGTCGGACCAGTCGCAAACAGCTTGGGTTGGAGCTTAGAAGAAACAACCGGCGCACTGTCGGTTTTGTATAACGCAGGCTATGACGGATCTATGGCAGGCACTTCGCTCAGGCAGTCGCTGGTCGCATTGATGAATCCGTCTACAAGCGCAAAGAAAATCTTTAAAGAACTGTGTATAGAGCTTACAAAGCTTGACCCGACAACCAATAAGTTTTCGGATATCGTCAATACCTTAGCACAATCCGGAATAACCACGGCACAAGCGATGGAGGTGTTCGGCGACAGAGCAGGTCCCGGAATGATGGCACTCCTTGCGCAGGGCGGTGATGCGATTGCCGCAATGACCGAAAGCATTACCGGTACCAATTCAGCAACAGAAATGGCGGCAAAGCAAGTAGATACAATGCAAGGCTCCGCCAAGCTAATGAAATCGATGATGGAGGAAATCGCGATTTCGATAGGCGATGTGCTGATTCCGATACTTCGAAAGCTGATGGAACAATACCTTATGCCCCTTATGGAAAGGTTTCAAGGCTTGTCCTCAGTTTCAAAGGAAACAGTAGTAAAAATAGCAATGATAGCGGCGGCGGTAGGGCCGCTTTTTCTTGTCCTCGGTAAGGTAGTCAAAATCGGCAGCACAATAATGAAAGTAGCCGGAATGCTGACAGGTCCTGTCGGATTGATAATAATTGCGGTAATCGCGTTAACGGCGGCGCTTGTTTATCTATATAAAACAAATGAGGATTTCAGGAACAAAGTGCTAAAACTTTGGGATAAAATCAAAATCGGCATAGTGAAAGCATTAGAGCAGATGCGGCAATGGTGGGATAAAAACGGAGACAGAATTCTACAGTCCGTGAAGACCGCTTTTGAAACGGTTGCCGCCGTTGTTATGTTCTGCATAGGAATTGTTGTTGCCATCATCAAAAAGATGGTGTCAAGCATTGTTTATTTATGGGAGAATAACAAGGCTTTCCGCGACGCTATTATTCAAATATGGTCGGGAATAAGACAGGCTATCACCTCTGCAATTTCTTTTATCGTGGCTTGGTGGGAGCAAAACGGAGCAAGGCTTTTTGAAAGCGTAAAAACAATATTCAATACGATATGGGATGTCATTGTCTTGGTGCTGGACGGAATTATAAAATCGGCAACTGTCTTTTTAGGATACCTAAATCCTATTTGGGAGCAACTGAAAGGCTTATTTTTGTCACTATGGGAAGTAATCAAAGAATTGTGGGTATTGCTTGAACCGGTGCTGATCGTGATAGGCGGAGCGCTTGCCGTTTTGCTCGCGGCGGCTGTGGGAGTGATAAACGGAATCATTCAAGCGTTAGGACCGTTCATACAGGCAATGCTGGACGCGTTGCAGGTGTTTATTGATATTGTCGGTGCGATCGTGTGTTTGTTGACGGGTGACCTTGACGGAGCTTGGGAGCATATGAAGAGTGCAGGCGAAAGCATAAAAGCGTATTATAGCCATTTATGGGAAGCACTTCTGAACTTTGTCAAAGGCTTTACAGAAGCGTTCTTAAAGTTCTTTGCCAGCTTCGGTATCGATTTGGAGCAGAAGGCAAAAAACATTTGCGCCAAAGTGGGTGAATGGTTCAAAAACCTTTGGACTGGTATAAAGGACGGTGCAGTCAATATTTGGGATGCGGTTACCGGAATATTCGGTAAGATAGACGACTGGTTCAAGGGCCTGTTCAAAGATGCCTTTAACTGGGGACAAAACCTAATTCAATGTATCGTGGACGGTATCAATTCCGCCATAGAATGGGTGGGTGATAGTATCAAAAGTGTGGGGCAGAAGATAAAAGACTTTCTTGGCTTCAGCTCGCCCACGAAAAAAGGTCCCGGACATACAGCGGATGAGTGGATGCCGAATATGATGGATATGTTCGCTACGGGCATAAAAACTAATCTTCCCGATATCGAATCGGCGGTTGCTCTCACTTCAAATACGCTTGGCGATGTCGGCAGTGTAGCTGTGCCCGAGCGGAATGATTCCTCTCTTATCAACAGCATATTGGGAGCCTTCGGCATGATGCAACCCAACCGAAATACAAACGGCGAACCTGTACAACTATCTATTGACGGTCAGGTGTTTGCGAGATTGATTCTGCCAAGCTTAACAAGAGAGCTAAGAAGAAACGGAATTAAACTGGAGGGCGTATAAAATGATGTTATTCAGGATAAACAGCAAAACCTTGAGCCGAAACCCAACAGATATCAGCCAGTCGAAATATAAACTTCAAAAGACGGACAGAACCATAGACGGCACCTTGGTCGCGGATATAATCGCCGTAAAAAACAAGGTGTCGTTTACTTGGGACTACTTAACAACTGCAGACCTTAAAAAGCTGATTGACGAGGTAAACGCTGATACCTTCCCGACGGTGGAATACACCGATCCCGACAGCGCGACGCTAAAACAGATAACAGGACACGCAGAAGAAGTAAGCTATACCCCTCATTATGACAGCAGAACAGAGACGATTATTTGGAAAGAGGTTAAGGTTAGTTTTGAGGAGAGATAACATTTTTTGCCTTATTTATTTAGTCTACAGGAAATATTGTACCATTTTCCCGATGTCAGGAAAACGGTAAAAATGTCATTAAGGCAAAGGAGCAAGAGAAAATATTGTTTATGCATTGAGGGGGGGTGATACGATGCAATATAGCGACAACCCGAGAAGGGTTTTCGGCAAGGTAACGATAATCTATTCGGACAGCGATATCAGTATGGACTTGTCGGCAGAGACCTCCGGCAACGGTGAAATATCAAATCCCTCGCAAGTATACGGAGGGTTTACGGAGCCCACAATCAAGGCTTGCACGATGGACGGAAACTCAACAATGGGCGGCGGATATCAAATGAACGATGTCGGACTCGTTACCGGCTGGTGGAGTAATACGCATTGCGGAAGCGATGGCATATTCAGCACACCGCCCTGGCTGAAGCTCAATTTCCTTGCGCGGCCGCTGATACGGTGGATAATTTCCGGAGACAGCAAGTTGAACCAATATCCTGTTGATTTTGACATGAAGATATATAGAGAAAGTACTCTTGTTGATACCAAAAGCTATATAGGCAACAGCAGCGTGACGATATCAGTTAAGTACGATAACCCTTTTGAAGATATTACTTCAATAAAGCTGACGATCTACAAATGGAGCACATCGAACGCTAAGGCAAAGATTATCCAGTTCTTCGATACCGTAAAAGAAGATTATGAAGGCGCAGATTTGAAGGAGTTTGAAATACTGGAGGAGCTTTGCAAGGACGGCGAAGTAGGGTTTGGCATCAATAGCGATACGGCTTCCTTTACTATATATAATAAGGAAAGAAAATTTGACAGAGGATATCTCAAATCGCTGGTGCTTTTGAACAGAAAAGTTATCCCATATATCGGTATCGATAACGGAAGCGGTGGTGTGGAGTACACAAAATTCGGCACCTTTTATTCTGATGACTGGAATGTGCCGCAAGGAGATGTTTGGGTAAAGCTGAAATGCGTGGATAAGCTATACAACCTACAAAAGATTACCTATACAGGCTATCCTTACACCGCAATGGCGAATCTTTACGATATAGCTGAGGACATCCTGTTAAAAAGCGGGTTGACGGCAGAACAATTCAGTATAGACGAAGCCTTGCAAAACGATATTGTATACGGTGGTTTTATGAAAAAGGGCAGCGCTTGGGACTGTTTGCAAGAACTATGCTATGCCGGAATGTGCAACGCATATATTTCAAGAAGCGATATATTAACCCTTCAAAAAGAGGTTGTAAACCCCACTAACATAATAATCGCCGCGAACAGAATAACCGCATTCGAAAAGCATACAAGGAAAACTGACTTTTGTAATTATGTTGAAGTGAATTACACCGAGGCAGAAGCAACAAATACTCTGATAACAGCCTATGAAGGCATAATCACGATTGCTGCCGGCGAAACAAAAACCTTGACCGTTGACTATAGCGGATATGTTTCGGATGCCTCAATCAGCTTTTTGCCGAGTGTTGGCATTGAACTCCTTTCCTTTGACAGCGGAGTTAACGCGGGTAAGTTTGTATTGAAGAATAACAACGCAAATGCCGTTTCCACAACCGTAACCATCAAGGGATACTCTCTTACAACAGCGACTCAAACGGTAACAATTATGGATGAGGAATCCATAGAAAAATGGGGCAAGCAGGAATATATTTACGCAAGCAGTGACCTTATCCAAAGCTATGAGAGAGCGAAAGAAATTGGTGAACTGATTCTTTCACGATTAACGGCGGCAAATGGCAATCTGAAAATCACTTGGAGAGGAGATCCTGCACTTGGTTTGCAGGATTCTTTCGTTATAAAAGACAGATACGGCGATGAGAGTGTTTGCTTGAACGAATATAACCGCTTTAAGTTTGACGGAGGACTATCACAGGATACGAGAGGGAGGTTAATTAATGGCAACATGGAATGAGCCTAAAAGCAATTATATGGCAAGCGATGAGGTGAAGCCTTCAATCTTTAATGAACTTGCCGAAAACGAAAAGTATCTAAAACAAACACAGGATACAAAGATAACCTCGGCACAGGTAAAAGACGCGGTTATGCCCAATACCCAGGCTTCAAGCAGAGTCAATCTTGTCGCAAACGAGGCATTAGGTACAAGTCTTGGTAAGGTGCGGAAATGGTTTGCGGATCTGAAAGCGCTTGCATTTAAGGATGTGATAACAGAAACCGATATCAGCGGAAACATATCGGGAAACAAGATAAGCGGAGCGGTGGCGGAGGCAACCTTAGCCGCATCGGCAACGAAACTGGCAACAGCAAGAAATATCGGTCTATCGGGAGTGACTGCAACCGCACAAAGCTTTAACGGAACAGCGGCTATTACCATTCCGATAACAGCAATACCGGCAAGTCTTTTGACCGGTACGGTAGCGCTCGATTCAACGGGTAATGCGGCAAGCGCTGATAAACTGAAAACTGCAAGAAACATCGGTTTATCAGGAGTGACAGCTACAGCAGTAGCTTTTGACGGCAGCGCTGACATAGCTATTGTGATAACGGGAATACCGGCAACGCTACTTACAGGTACGGCAAGCATACCGACAACGGGCAATGCCGGCAGCGCAACCAAACTAGCTACCGCAAGAACAATCGGTGTTTCGGGAATAACGGGAACGGCGCAGTCCTTTAACGGCACAGCGAATATCGTCATTCCAATTACAGAAGTTCCCGCAAGCCTTTTGACGGGCACAATCGCAGTCGCAAGAATTCCGATTGGAACAGCAAGTGTTGTCGGCGGAGTCAAGGGCGGCGGAAATGTTTCGATTGCAACTGACGGAACAATGTCGGCAAGCATATCGGGAAGCGGAATCACGGTAACGGCAAGGTCGGGACTTGGGAATAACACCAATCTTGACAGCGTGCTAAACTATATATCCAATGTGTTCCTCGGCACGCAGACGATAACGAAGATTAAAGCCGGAACCTTCGATACGACATCATAAGGAGAGAAAGCTATGGGATATTCAAAAAACGGAACGGATTTGACAACCCTTTGCGAGGTTGCCTACGGAAGCGGTGATACCAGAAACAAAGCACCGATAAATACGGCAAGCTATTGGTTCGGCGGGAATACAAGAGCAACCAATTATCCAAATGAACAATTTATCAGCTATGTCAGCGGTTATCTTTATAGCACCGAAGCGTTGGGTGGGGTATATAAAAAAGCTGGCGGTAATCTGCAACTTTCGGCAAAAGGATATAGACCGGGATATACATTCAGGTATTCTGCTGGAGGTTATTCATCAGGACTAATAAAGAAGTTTGCCGAAGGTGATATTTGGCTTGGCGGCACCGAAGGCGCAAGGGACGGAACCAGGCTTTGCACGCAAGCGGAAAATTGGAACTGGCTGTTTACCTGTTACGCCGGCGGAGGCGGCGGAGGCGGAGGAGGGTCAAGTACAGCTTCAGCAGGCGGCGGTGGCGGCGGTGGATATATCTTTGCCGTTTTCCGATTATTCGCCGGAAGAAAAATGACTTTTACAGCTGGATGGGGAGGAAGCGCGGGAGGAGGAAACAGCGCCGGCGGAAACGGTTTACAATCGGATGTGATGTTGTATGCCAATTCCTCTATACCAGGCGCAAATCAAAATTCATTTGCAGATGCCGAAGCGGGAAACGGCGGTCAAAAGGGCGGAGACGGAGGCGGTGGCAGTGGCGGAACTACCTATGTGATCAGTCCGCAAAGAAGTGATTTCTATGTTATACAAGCAAAAAGCGGCGGCAACGGCGCATCAAGAAATAATGGCGGCTCTACCAGCGCGGTGAATTTTTATAACTATTCGCCCGAAGCGCAACAAATTACATACTTTACCGGCAGCGGCGGTTCTTCGGGAGGAAGCTCTGGCGGCGGCGGAGGAGGCGGTTCTCCAATGGGTAACGGCGGCTCGGGCGGAAGCAGTGCAGGAGCTAACGGTGGTTCCGGTTCAGGCTGGGGAGCAGGCGGCGGAGGCGGTGCGTATAAATTGTTTGGTTCAACAAGCGGCGGAAGCGGAGCGGCAGGATATGTCGCTTTTTATTATTAAAGGAGTAGCTATGGCGATATTGGAAAAAAGCACAAACAACTATTACAAGATAGATTTTGACGAATGTATGATAAAGGGCACTGCCGTTATTGTGGCATTCTCAACCTATCAAACAACAGAGGACAGGGAAAAGGAAAAAGACAGAAGACCGCTCTTAAACGTATTTCTTAATAATGTTCAGCAAAGGCTTTCAACCTTGTATGAAGAACTGATTTCAGGGTGCGAGACTCTCGGCAAAAGAGCGGAGGAGATTGTTGATTCTGAGGGTGTAATACTCGATGTGTACCCGGAGTTAAAATCCAAGCAAGCAGAGATGAACGCGCTTGAATCTATGCCGCAAGCGGTATTTGAAAGGTTCTGCCAATATGGGGATAACCTATTGCCGCAAATTGAATATACGGTATCCAAAGAGTTATTGGAGGGATACGGATTTGACGAAAGCTGGATAACAGACCCGATACGGCTTACCACAAAAGCGCAGATATATTGCGGCGAATATAACGGCGAAGCTATCGGCTACGAGTTCTATTACAACAGGTTGAAAGAGCGCATGAACGACAGCATAGAGGATTGCTGAGGGGAGGATAAATGCAAGTATTAACAATTATATTAAGCGTAGGAGCGAGCGTCATCAGCGGGATGGCGCTCTTCTTTTTGCAGAGGTATTTCAAACGCAAAGACAAAAAGGATGAGTGTAGGGACGCCGTGAAGGCGGAAGAAAACATTCTTATTCTTAAGAGTATTAACGCAGTCGGCAAGCTTACGGTAGCCAACAGCATAGCGCTTCGCGACGGCAAAACCAACGGCGAAATGCATACGGCACTCGAGGAGTACGGCGAGGTCGATAAGGAAATGTACGATTATCTTTTAGAGCGTAACGCTCATAAGTAAGGAGGAAATGATTATGGATTATTTACAGATTATCAGTGTGCCGGCGATAGCAACGGCAGTTTACTGGGCAGTAAACCTTATTAAATACGCAGTGAATAACAATGAAAAGTTCAAGAGGTTTATACCCTTACTTTCGGTGGGATTGGGAGCGGTTTTAGGGGTTATTTGCTTTTACGCAGTGCCGAGCATTATTGCGGCGCCTAATGTTTTAATAGCAATCATATCGGGCGGCGCGAGCGGATTATCGGCTACGGGCTGCAATCAAATTATCAAGCAATTAGGTAAGGAGAAGGAAGAAAATGGAGATTAATTCTTTAGAGTACCAGCTGGCGGTTGCGTTACTAAAGAGCTTTCAAAAGGATAATCTTCTAACTTCGGAAGAGGTACGGCTTATTATGCAAAAGCTTTGAACATTCTTTGTTATTCAAGGGATTTCCGCTAGACTTATGAAAACATTGTCGGTATAATTCCCGTTACCATAGAGAAGATAAGAAAATCGGAGGAATCATGAGAGTTGTAAAAATAAAAGGAGCCGAAAAGGGCAAAGAAAGAGTCTGCGCCTACGTCCGTGTCAGTACGGATAAGGAAGACCAGCTGCACAGCTTCTTTGCCCAGTCGGAATACTGGAAACGAAAGCTTTCCGAAAACAAATCTTATCAATATATAGGAATATTCGCCGATGAGGGTTTGAGCGGAAAGAGTATGAAAAACCGCGCCGAGCTGAACGAAATGCTGGATCTAGCCAGGCGCGGTCAAATTGACAGAATCTTCGTAAAGTCCATAGCGAGGTTTGCGCGAAACTATGTAGAAACGATAGAAACCATAAGAGAGTTACGGCAACTGAATATTCCCGTACAGTTTGACGAGGAAGGCATTGATACCAATGATCCGAAATGCAATCTTCTGCTGAATGTATATGCCAGCCTTGCCGAGGAAGAGCTGAAATCCATGAGCGCAAATCAAAAATGGTCGGTAAGGAAGCGCTTTGAAAACGGCAGTGTGGAGATTGGCAGAATGTACGGCTACGATTATGTTGACGGCAAATTAAGTATCAATAAAAAAGAAGCCGAAGCGGTAAAGTATGTCTTCAAGCTGTACCTGGAAGGCTACGGCTACGGGAAAATATCGCAAATGCTGGAGGACAGAGGATACAAGACAAAATACGGGAAAGTCATGTGGGCTTCGGCGGCGATACCGCGCATGCTGAAAAACGAGAAATACACGGGTAACGCCCTTATGCAAAAATACTATAACATAAACATGAAGCAACAGAAAAACACCGGAGAATTACCCCAATTCTACATAGAGAACTCACATGAAGCAATTATCTCAATTGAGGATTTCGAAAAGGTGCAGATAATCATGGCGGAACGCGGGAAAAATCATAAAAAGCTTCAAGCAAAAAGAAATATCTATCCCTTAAGCGGCAAAATCGTATGCGGAAAATGCGGCATGCACTACAGCAGAAAAATAGCTGCGAAAGGAAAACCCTACGAGTGCGTCAAATGGATGTGCCGTATGAAAAATGAAAAAACTGTGCTTGCATGCCGCAATTCCGAAATAAAGGACAGCGTGGTGACCGAACTGCTGATTAAATCATATAACGAATTTATTGACAACCGAAAGGAAAATGACGAAGTTACCATAGAAACCGACAAACTGAAAAAGCTTCTTGATGACGAAAAAGAGCTGAAAAGCCTGTATGCAAGAGGTTATATTATAAAGGAACAGTATGCCGCATCGCAATCGGAGCTGATGGAAAAGATTAAGACGCAAGAAAAGTGCATAGAAAAGCTCAATAAAAGCGCTGTGAACTTCGGTAAGCTGTCCAAAGCCGATACGCTGACGGCAGAAGTGGTCGCAGCGGTTGAAAGCATCGAAATAAACAACTACCAAGTTACCTTCAAATTCATAAACGGATACACGGTAACAAGCAAATACGATAACGGGAGGGCTGGCAATGTCAATGGAAAACTCAAAATCAAAACCTAATATACGGGTGATACCGGCAAAGCCGAGGCAGACAGTAAATGATGACCGTCCGGCGGGTATTATATATAAGGAAAGGGTGTGCGCGTACGCAAGGGTATCTACCGACAGCGAAGAGCAGGAGAGCAGCTACGAAAATCAGGTACGGCACTTCACCGAATACATAAATCGCAGAGAAGACTGGGAATACGCAGGCATTTACGCTGATGAAGGTCTAAGCGGCAAAAACCTCAAAAGACCGCAGTTTGTCAAGATGATCAAGGATTGCGAAAGCGGCAAGGTGGACAGAATTATTACAAAGTCGGTCAGCCGCTTCGCAAGAAACACTTTGGACTGTATCCAAACCGTAAGAAAACTCAAGGAAAAAGGAATCGGCGTCTACTTCGAGAAAGAGAACCTCGACACGATGAAGGAAACCAGCGAGTTTGTACTCACCCTAATGGCAAGCTTGGCGGAAGAGGAAAGCCGGAGCATATCCAATAATATACGCTGGAGCGTAAAAAAGCGGTTTGAGCAAGGCAAGGTGATTATGAGTACGGCGAGGTTCCTCGGCTACACCAAAGATGAGTATGGAAACCTTAGAATCGTGCCCGAAGAAGCGATGATCATAAAAAAGATATACCAGGAGTTCCTAGACGGCTATAGCCTGAACAATATAAAAATCAGCTTAGAAGAGGATAAAATAAAGACCCCTAGCGGCGGTGACTTGTGGCATGTCAGCACGATAAAATCGATACTGCAGAACGAAAAATATAAGGGCGACAGTCTGCTGCAAAAAACATACCTAGCCGACTTCCTATCCCCTAGAAGGGTCAAAAACGAGGGACAAGCGCAAATGTACTATGTAGAGGACAGCCACCCGGCGATTATACCCAAAGACATCTTCGACTGCGTCCAAAGAGAATTCGAAAGGCGCAACGAACTGCGGAGTTCTGGCGATACCGGCAAAGGAAAATACTCAGGAAAGTATGTGTTCAGCGGTATGATCATCTGCGGCTGTTGCGGTGAATCGTACAGAAGGCATCAGCAGTATAATAAATACAAAAAATACTACACCTGGGTATGCAAACAGCACGAAAACGAAGGCAAAAGCAAGTGTAAAGCCAAGCCGATACAAGAGGAAGCCCTGAAGAAAGCCTTCGTCACCTCGCTCAACAACCTTATCGGCAACAAAGAAGCGCTCCTGGAAAAACTGAAAAACGCCATCAGCGATACCCTAAAGGAGAACGCCGACGGCAGACTGGCACAGCTAGACCGCAAAATAAAGGCAGAGCAGGAAGCCATCGTAGACAGCCTACGCGACAGACAAATGGGCAAAATCACCGAAGAAGAGTACATCAAAATATCTCGGCAAGGGATGTACAATGTAGATAACCTAAATATGGAGCGATTGGCCATAACGGCGGAGCTAGGCAAAATGCAGCTAGCCGACTACCGCAAAGAGGAAATCATCAAGCTCCTTAATACCAGCGACAAGCTAAGCACCTTCGACAAAACAATCTTCAAAAGCCTGGTAAGAGAAATCAAGGTCACCGCACCGAAAGAGATAGAAATAAGCTACAACTGCGGATTAACCGTAAAAGAACAAATAAAGTAAGCGATCCCCATATGCGTTAAAAGCGTGTATGGGGATTTTTTTAATATGGAATTTTTTTATAAAAGTTATTGACATTTGTCAGAAACTGCGTATAATAATAATTGACATATGTCATAAACAATAAAGGAGGTATTCATTATGCCGGGTAGAGATGGAACAGGTCCTTTGGGACAGGGTGCAATGACAGGTCAGAGATCGGGCATGTGCATCAGCGGAAGCAGATCTTTATACGGAAGAGGCTTCGGTTTGGGCCGCGGATTAAATTGCAGAAGAGCAATTACTCCCGTATATGCGGATTCTAAAGAAGCGTTGACGGAGCAGAAAGCCGTATTGGAAGCAAGACTCGAGGCTATTAACAAGCAATTGAATAATTAGCGATAAACAAAAAGGAAGCAAGGGGGACGCCCTATGCTTGCTTTTACTTAAGAGGTGTAATTATGCCAAGACCAAAAAAATGGAGAAAAGTTTGTTGTCTTCCTGAAATCAACCGTTTCGGACCGCTTAATGGTGAATTTAATGATGAATGCGTTATTA